CCATTCGGGGCTGGGGCGTCATTTCGCCGGCCCAGCAGGAAACGCTGATTCGCCTCACGATCCTGACCGTCGAGGATCTCGCGGGCGTGAACGACGAGGGTATCCGCCGCATCGGCATGGGCGGAACGGACCTCAAGAACAAGGCGCGGGCATGGCTTGCGCAGACGAACGACAAGGGGCCTCTCACGATCGAGATGGCGGCGCTCCAGCAGGAGAACGCAGTGCTCAAGGGTTCGATCGCGACCCTTCAGGAGCAAATGCGGCAGTTGCTCCTGCAGAGCGGGCAGCCCGCAGTGGCCGAGGAAAGCATCGTGCCCGAGATCCCTGAAGTGCGCCGCGGCCCAGGCCGGCCCCGTAAGGATGCGGTGTGACCGCGCTCGAGATCATTCAGGCGTTCGCCAGCAAGGTGGGCTTCCCGCGCCCGTCGACTGCGCTCGCCAACCAGGCCGAGGACATCCAGCAGATCGTCGAGTGCCTGAACGAGGAAGGAAACTCACTGCGTAGCCGCTGCGCATGGGAGGCGCTCAACTACGAAGTGACCTTCACGACCGTTGCGACTGAATCGCAGGGCCTCATCGCCGACCTCATCGGTGCCGGCCAGATCCTCGACAGCGTCGCGAACAACATCATCTGGAATCGCACGATGCAGGTTCCGGTGATGGGACCCGAGTCGAAGCAGCAGTGGCAGATGCGCAAGGCGCTGAACCTCACGGGCCCCTACTCGAGATACCGAATCCGTGGCGGCGCGCTGCTCTTCAATCCAGCTCCCACCGCCGGGCATACCTGCGCGTTCGAATACCAGAGCAAGTGCGGGTGCGTCGATACAACGGGCGTCACGTTCCGCAAGCGACTGGTCGCCGATACGGACGAGGTGCTGCTCGATGACGACACGATGCAGCAGGGCCTCGAGTGGCGCTGGCTGCGCAAGAAGGGTCTTTCATACGCCGAGGAATTTGCGACCTACGAGGCGATGGTCGAAGACCTCATCCAGGCAGATGGAACGAAGCCCGTTCTCGACATGAGCGATACCGCGCGCGAGCCGCGACCGGGAATCCTCGTGCCGGAAGGCAACTGGAACCTGTAATGCTGCGCCAGCCCGCCGAAGTGAAGGTCCGGCCGGGGAGCCAGAAGTCCCTGCAGACCTCCGTGCCGGCGCCGATCGGCGGCCTGAACGCGCGCGATTCCATTGCGAACATGGACGCAAAGGACGCGCCGATCCTCGAAAACTGGTTCCCGAAGACGACGAGCGTCGATGTGCGCGGGGGTTACGCGGCCTGGAGCACGTTCACTGGCGTGTGCCAGACCATTTTCGTCTACAGCGGCGTCACGGCGACGAAGATCTTCCCTTGCGTCAAGAACGGGACGACGTACTCGATCTACGACGGCACGTCCGCCGGCGCGCTCTCGAGCGCAGTGGTCGGCGGGGCAGGTGCAACCGTGCAGGCGCTCGGCTCCTGTCGCTTCGATTACGTGAATTTTGGAAATAGCGGCGGCCAGTTCCTACTTGGCGTGAACGGGACGAATAACCCGATTCGCTTCGACGGGACGACGTGGACCGTGGCTGCGATCACGGGCGGCACGCCGGCCAACTACCTCTCGATTGCGGTGTTCGCCCGGCGCATCTGGTTCATGGACAAGGACTCCATGATCGTGCGCTACCTCGATGTCGACGCAATCGCGGGCGCAACGACGATCCTGTACGTGGGCCCGGAGTTCAAGCTCGGCGGCTCGCTCAATTCGATCATCACCGTGACGGATGCGAGCAACACGCTCACGAACTACATCGGGTTCCTGTCGACCGAAGGCGAGGTAGTCGCTTACGGTGGAACTGACCCGAGCTCCGCCGCGACGTGGGGAAAGGTTGCGCATTTCCGCATCGGTCGGCCGGTCATCAAAGGCAATCGTGCATGGTGCAGTTGGGGCGCGGACGCGCTCGTGCTCTGCGCTGATGGCGTCTATCCGCTGCGCAAGGCGATCGAATCGAACCTCGAGTCCGCAGGGCTTGCGGTGTCGGACAAGATCCGAAACCTCGTGAACCGCGACCTGCTCGTGCACGGGGCACGCTACGGCTGGCAGGCCATCGTGTATCCCGCCGGGTCAAAGCTCATCGTGAACGTGCCGACGAATGAGGATGTGGCTTCCTACCAGTACGTGATGAATACCGAGACGGGCGCCTGGACCAAGTTCACCGGCTGGACGGCGTTCTGCTTCGAGGTGGCGCGGGACACGCTCTATTTCGGTGGCAACGGCATGATGGTCAAGGCCGATACCAGCGCCAACGACGGTACTGCAGCGATCACGTGTGATGCTCAGCAGGCGTTCAATTACTACAACCAGCGCGGCCGCGCGAAGCACATGAAGATGGCGCGGCCGGTGCTCGCCACCGATGGCGAATATGATCTTGGGATCAGCGTAGACACGGATTTCAAGTCAGCATCCCCCACCTACCTGCGCCACATCTCGGGTGGCGGCGGAGATCCATGGGGCGGCATCTGGGATGTCGCGTGGAGCGGCGCAGTGGTCGCGCAGCTCAACTGGTATGGCGTGAACGGTGTCGGCCATGCCATTGCCCAGCGACTCAAGGTCCGCACGGACGGTGTCTCGCTTTCATGGTCGGCGACAGACGAGGTCTACGAGCTCGGGGGCGTCCTCGGATGATCGTGCTCGACCGCAAACGGGTTGCAAGGTGGGTCCGCGACCGTATCGGCCAGGGGGGCTGGGGCGAGTGGTACCAGGCGATCGGCCATGAAAAAGATGGCGAGCTAATTGCGGGCGTCGTCTTCAATTTCCTGACCGAGTGCGACGTCGTCATGCACATCGCCGCCGGCGGCCCGTGGCTCACCGGTGATTACGCGCATGCGATCTTCTCCTATCCGTTCGTGCAGCTCGGCGTGCGACGGGTAAGCGCCTACCCGAAGGCCTCGGACGAGACGGTTTGCGCGCTCCTTGAGGCGCTTGGCTTCGCCCGCGAAGGCACCCTGCGACACATGTATCCCGACGACGATGCGGCGGTCTACGGGCTCCTGCGGGAGTCCTGCCGCTATGTGAGGACCCTGCAATGATCCGCATGCACCTCGGAATGCCGCTCCTGTCGTTCGTCGCCGAGAAGAAGGGCGCGAAGGCACCTGCCATTCCCGATCCGAACGTCGTCTCGCAGGCCCAGACGACCAGTAACCAGCAAACAGCGGCCTACCAGAACGCGATCGATCACGGCAACGTGACAACGCCGTTCGGCACCCAGACCAATGTTGGCCGTGTCGATCCCACGACAGGGGCGACGGTCTACGACCAGAACATTTCCGTATCTCCGCAGGTCCAGCAGCTCATCGACAAGCAGGCGCAGAACGACCTCGCGCTCGGCAACACCTCGAGCAAGATGCTGAATACGATCGACCAGACGTACAGCCAGCCGCTCGATACATCGAGTCTGCCGAAGCTTCTGGGCGCGGATGACCTTCAGGGGCAGCGGCAGGCCGTCAGCGACGCGCTCTACAAGCGGCAGACCGCATACCTTGACCCGCAGTTCGAGGCCGCCCAGAAGGCGCAGGACGCGAAGCTCGCGAATCAGGGCATCACGCTCGGCAGCGAGGCCTACAAAAACGCGCAGGACGATGCGGCGCGCGCGCGTGAGTTTGCCTACGGTCAGGCGCGCGACAGCGCCATCGCCGGTGGCCTGAACGAAACGACGCAGCTTGCGAACCTCTCGGCCTCCCAGCGCCAGCAGATGCTCGCCGAAGCGCTCACCAAGCGCGCGCAGCCGATCAATGAATACTCGGCCCTGCAGAGTAATTCGCAGGTCAACGTGCCGCAGTTCCAGAATCCGAACACCGCGCAGGTTGCGCCGACCGATGTGTCGGGGAATATCTGGAACGCGGTCAACGGGAACCTCGGTATCTACAACTCCAAGACAGGCTCCGCCAATTCGCTGCTATCAGGCCTCATGGGGCTCGGCGGCCAGCTCGGCTCCTCCTGGATTCAGTACTCCGATGCGCGCGTGAAGTCGAAGGTGAAGCGAATCGGCCTCCTCCCGCAGGGCGTAGGCGTTTACGAGTACGAGTACACCGGCGATCCGCAGCACGAGAAACAGGTCGGCGTCATGGCGCAGGAGGTCGAGCGTAATGACCCGGGCGCCGTCACCACGGATGCCGAGGGCGTGAAGCGTGTCGATTACTCGCGCGTCCTCTCCCGGGCACTCGCGGAGAGCTACGATGCCGCTGCGTGAAATATTCAAGGCGACGGAGCCCTCGGACGTCGAGGCTGCGCAGCGTCGGTTGATGCTCGCGCAGGCGCTCCAGCAGCAGGCCATGCAACCGCGCGTGCCGGTGCAGACGGGCTCGGTAACGCCAACGTATGGCGCCGGGAATGCGCTCGTGGACCTCGCCGGCGCGCTCGCCTCGGCCTACAACGTAAAGAAAGCGAACGAGGCCTACGGACGGGCGAAGACAGCGCAGGGCGCAAAGCTCAATAGCGCCATGCAGGAACTGCAGACCTCGACGCCGGACGCTCAGGTGGGGGCGCAAGCGCTGCAGAACCTGCGCGCATCTCCTGGCGACGAGCTTCCCCAGGCCGTCACGCC